CAATGCGGAATAGGCACATTGCGGTTTCCGCCTTTCTTGCTGTTCTTAGTGGGGCCGAAGATGTCCTGCCCCTTTTTTCTGTGGTAGGTCTTGTAGATGCGCAACTGGTCATCATCGGTCAGGTCTTTGGGCAACAGCGCCAGCATCTCGCCCTCGCGGCATCCCGTCCAGAACAGAATATCAAATGCCAGAAGATAGGCCTCGTTGCGGAATTCTTTCCGCAAAAGCTCGTACTGGTCTTTCGTGATGATAAGCATTTCTCCGGCGACGGAGGAACCCATGTAGCCAGCGGCATCGCACGGATTGAAACGCAGACCGTAGAATGTCTGGGCATAATTAAAGAGGGCGGTCAACTGTGCGTGGATGGTGTAGAGATATGTTTCCGAATATGGGAGGCCAGTGGCTTCGCCCATCTCTTTTACTCGCTGTTGCCAATCTCGAATATCAAGAGCGGTGATCTCATTCATTTTCCGGTTTCCGAGAAGCGGAACGATTTTGGTGTCAAAAACATTTCGCTTGGTGTCCATTGTGGTGTCGCGGACATGGTGTTCCCGGTCATTGAAGTACAGTTCCACAAAGCTGGCAAGAGTCATGTCACAGCTCTTGGCTTTTTGCAAATGGAATTCGCGCTCCCACTCTTGCGCTTCACGTTTGGTTTTGAAGCCGCGCTTACGCTTCTGCTTTCGTTTCCCGGTGAAATCAGCGTAGCGAAACTGGCAGTACCATGTGCCTGTTTTTTCGTCCTTATAGCAGGGCATTAGAATATACCTCCTGACGTGTTTAGAAATCCCCGACCATTTTTATAATGGCCGGGGTCTTTTTTATTTGGCGATGATGGAATTGAAATCGTCGATGTGCTCTGAATTGCTAAGCATGAGACATAGATTCAAACCAGCAGGGGAAGAGATGCGCAGTCGGCCGCATTCACAGATGGAGCACTGGTGATTGTTTTTATAGCGCTTATCACGGGATCCGTCTGCATTTACCTTGAGCCATGTTTTGCTGACAACCTTAGCATCCGCCGGGATTTCCATTTCAGAGGAATCCATGATTGGGTGAATGATGTCGGCGCAGTAATCAACTTCATCTGCATCGTAGGCACTCAGTTTTCCGTCGTGAAGATAGAATATCTTATCGGGGAGAATATAGAACGATTCCTTCTTTGACAGAGCTGCAGAAAAATATGGAACATTGGTGCTGAGGTAATAGGGGAGCTTTGGCATTCCAAGGAGCTTTTTTGGGAGAGTTGCTTCGCTAGCTCCTGCATTTGTTTTAGTGTTGTGTCCCTTTTCTATCTCCGTGACATACCATGCGGCATCGCAAGCGAATAGTTCTCGCCATGCGTGATACCAATCCTCATAAGCGGCACGTTGTTCATCAGAGAAATCGTATTCCAAATTCACTTTGGCCTTATAATGAACAAACAAGAATGCAGAGAAAGAGAGGATTGTTAGCAGGAGCCGCTGTGGCGTGTGAAGAACAATGAAAGCCAATAGGCTGACGGTGCCAATTATAAAGAACGCTTTGTTGAGAAAACGGACTAAGTGGATTTGTTTCATAAGCGCCGCAAAATCGGCGTCCTTGTAGCTGTTCCGATCAGTGGACTGTATGACCTCCGTTTCAAATGCTGGGGGCTGCGTAGAAGATCTTAGAGTCTCGGCGCTGCGGATAGATTCCTCTGAAACATAGCTGATTCCGGTTCCGGGGATGGACGCCGTTTGCCTGATTTTTCCGTTGGCCGTTTTGGTAATTCGGTATCCGGGAACGCCCCACGAATACCCAACTCCACTTCCTGAAATATTGATGCGAAAGCCGCCGCCAAGACGAATGCTTTTTCTGTATCTGAATCCCATAACCTCACAACCCTTTCTGTTATTTATTCACGGATTTCGGTAGATGGCTGGAATCTGCTTGTAAGCTGTCTTACTCTTTCCAGTGGCGCGCTTGCGCCGGGAAGGAGTGAGAAGATGCCTGCATCGGATGAGCGCTCCAGACATGGAAATGTGCTTGATGATGTTCTTCGGGAAGAAATCAAGGATTTAACCCCGGAACAGGTCAAACGGGTGCTTGAGTACATCGAAACGCTGAAACAGCAGTAACGAGCACCGATGGCGCGGACAGGCCCTCTTTGGGAGCCTGTCCTTTTGTTATTCGCGCAGGAATTTGACGAAGCGGACGTACTCTATTACCTTGCGCATTTCATCATCTGTCAGATCGTGCGTGGAGTCCATGAGCCGCCTCTGCAAAGCGGAAAGATTCGACTCCGGGAAATCCACCTCCCCCCGGAGATAGGCTTCAGACACGCCATAGCGGGCGGCAATAGTGGCGATGTCCGAAGCGGTAGGAACAGATTTTCCCGCTTGCCAGCTCGCAACAAGGGTTCTGCTTTTCCCGCACAGGCGCGACATAAAAGCGCCCGATGAACCGTAATGTTCCATCAAATCGACAATGCGTTGGACAGTAATCGTCATCCTTTTTACCAGCTTTCTTTCTGAAATCTTGTGTAATACGCTGAAATCCAACACTTGTTAGATTTGCGGTCTTGTCGTCTAACAGGTGTTGGATTATTATATAATCACAGTCAAACATTTGTTGGACTGCATGAGCAACAACGGAGGTCGAAAAAATATGAAAATGGTAACGTACAAAGTGCTCAGCAAAGCAATGCGGGAGCTGACAGGGCAAGTTGCAGAGCTGGATGAAGCCATTGAAATCCGCTTGGTGTTTGGCGAAAAAGTTAAAATCACCATTTCGATGGACTGGGCAACAATGGATGCAGCACGGGCCGCAGAACTCGCTGAGCATCTGGCAAAGGCGGCGGAGCTCGTGAACAACTTCAAGTACGCTGGTTATACGATTGTTAGATAAGGGGAATGGCCATGAAGTATTCAGACATCAACAAGATGTTCACGACAGAGGTGAACAAGTATTTGGCGCAGGGGTATCGCTTCAACACCGCAAGCATGAATGGGAGTCAGGGTGAACTGGCCAAGGTCGATTTGACCAACGGAACTGAAATCATCCGCATTGTGGCCCGCACTTTTTCCAAGGAGTGGGATAAGCAGGGCGTCGAGCTGTTCGTTGGCCGCGTGGCCGAGAAAGAGGGCATTCGGCCGGATGTGGCCTATTGCGTCAACACAATTTGGAACGGACGCTTGGAACAAGTCAGCAGCCAGCGGTTCTACGAGGTGAGCGGCTACGGAGATCCCGACAAGTTCTATGGGACGGAAGCGGACGCCGAAGCGGTCAGCAAAGTCCGTATGAGCCGCTATGCGCAGAGGCCGAATCGCAAGGCTAAGGACATGACCAACGCTGAAACCATCAAAATTGCTGTGCGGTTCATTCGCCGGAAACTTGGCATCAAGAACGTGGACAAGAAGCGCATTGAAGTGTTCCGCACGCCTGACCATCGGCACATCATCAATTATCGCGGCAAAGCATATCAGCTCAACAACAAGGAGGTTTGACTATGTATTGTAACAAGTTTTTCAGAACCGAAGAGGAAGCCAAGGCTTTCAAGAAGTCTCACGGCGGGGCGCTGTACAAGAACATCAAGGGGAGTCACACCCGGCAAGCGTACCGGGTAGAAGCGATGATGGCCGTGCAGGACGGCTGGCTCCGCAGCACAGAGACGGATACGTACCCGTTCTGCGTTGCATGGAATGGCAAGCCGCTGTCGGCAGGAAAGGAGATTTAAGCCATGAAAGCATTAAAAATTGAGCCGGGAAAGGCCCCGGAACGCATTGACATTGGCAACGAACTTGAAGCCCTGCAAGACGCTGTGGGTGGCTACATTCAGGTGCTTTACCCGGACCAGCACCGCCCGGTGGGCCTGATCTGCAACGAGGAGGGCAAGTGCATGGGCCTCAAGCCAAACCGAGCCCTGTACAGGGGCGGCAAGCCTTACGACGTCATTGTTGGCACATTCCTCGTGGTTGGAGTCGATGAAGAGGACTTCACGGATCTGCGGGAAGAGGATGCAGCGTATTTTGAGAAGCTGTTCCATTCGCCGGAGAAGTTTAAGTACTTCGCAGGGCGGCTGGTCATCTCCAAGGTGGTTTCTGGCGGGGCTTGATGGCCCCGCTTTTTTCAAGAAGCATGCGAAAACAAGCAAAACAACCAAATGCTTGATTTGATAAGCAAAACAAACAAAACAAGCTGTTAATGTAAATGTTAATGTTAATGATTATGTATAAAGACTATCGTCTTCATCACGCGCGGGCGCGCGTTATATAGCCGACGAGGACGACGAATCCAACTGATGAAGAACGGGGTCGTCGGTACGGCCAAGCAGGTAGTCGACGGAACAGTCCAGCCTGTCGGCAAGAAGCATAAGGGTCTTGCCCGATGGTGGATCTTCGGCGTTTTTCCAGCGTGTAACAGCGCCAGAAGAGATGCCAAGCTCTTTTGCAAGCGGATTTGGCTTCGTACCTCGAAGAACGCACATCTGATAGAATCGCTCCCAAAATATCAAAAATAGGACCTCCTTTTTGTGCAAAAGCATGAATCTCACTAAAATGAGATTATCGCATTGCTATCTCACAAAAGTGAGATTATAATATATCTAACAAATGATTCAAACACCTGTTAGATAGAAAGGACAATACCATGACGAATGTTTACATTGACAGCCGCCGGGATGGGTACTCTCCCAGCCAGTGCCACGACACCATGACGGTGGGGGAGTTGATTGACATCCTGAGCCAGTACGACGAAGACCAGCCCGTCTACATTCGCAACGACAACGGCTACACCTACGGGAGCGTCCAGATGGACAGCGTTACCGAGGGAGAGGAGGACGAGGACGAATGAGACTTCTTGTTGAGTACACATCGCATGGCCGCGGTCCAGCGGCTCCGCAGACCTACAGCACCACGCTGGACATTGTGGACGATGTAGCGGAGCGGCTGTTAAAGGCCAAGACGCCGTACACGTTCCGGGAACGGAAGCGCTGCACACGGGAAGCTCTGATCCTTGCATTCCTGATTTACGACATCGAGAACCTGCAGGAACGGAGCTTCGGAGACAACGACCAGATTTTGAGCATCCGGCGGGATAGCCGGAACTGAGGGAGGGCCACACGATGAAGTTTGTAGCACCGATGGACACATGGGAGATAGTAGGCGGGAACCTGCCACCCATCCGGGTTCGCGCCCGGTCGTTCGATGAAGCCTTGAAGAAAGCAAGGCTTCGCAACCCCGGCTATTGCGCCGGCTGGGTCGTTGAGGAGGACTGAATGATGTTCGACAAAGAGCTTATGAAGCAGCTGGCCACCATTCCAACCCAAAATCGGGAGGAATGGTTTGCCGAGCGCGACAAGCTGGAAACGCTTGCCGTCGAAATGACCCGCATAAATGCGAAGGATATGGTGCAAAAGTACGGCATCGCACGGGTTCTGAGGGTGCTGGCGGCGACAATCAAACAAAATCCCAAGGATTACGATGCGGATGTGGTGGAAATGGCCGGATGGGTGCCGCCCGTCCGGGCGGGTCGGGATGCGGAGATGTGGTTTTGCTCAACCATCCACCGGGCATACGTCCAAGACCTGTTTCGCCAGTATGCGAACCTGCGCAAGCTGTGAGAAAGGAGCCTAAACCATGAAGTACGTCATTTTTACCTACGACATCCGCATGAAAGGCAAGGAAGACGAGGCCTGCATGACCGTCCTGCTGGATGATGACCGAGCAGCGGTCGTTAAGGCTGCATACGATAACCGGCAGGGGAGCAGCGAGATTGAGGACAT